CGCTCATGCCCACGCGCGCGCGCTTACGTGGAATGGGCGCGGGACACCGGGACACCGGGACACTACTATATAACCTATTGATATATATAGGTTTAGGTGTCCCGCCCGGTGTCCCGGTGTCCCGCAAACGCTGCGCGAATTCGCCTCCTGATGCCGGAAGGCTTGACATCGCGCGGGTCGCCACAGCGGTTCGGTGAGCCGTGGCAATAAAAAAAGGGCCGGATATTCCGGCTTTTTGCGCCGATGGCCGCCGACGACGAAATCAGGGGGGATTCACCGGGAGGCGGGACGGCTCCGCGGATCGCGGGCGACCTGCTGGCGATGGAGTCGCCGGTCGTGCAGGCCGACGAGGCCGCGATCGCGCGGAGGTTCGGCAAAGGTCGGCCGCCTGGCGCCAAGAACATCGCCACCAGGCAGCGCCTGATGCTGTTCGAGCAGATCGCCGGTGACCAGCTGCTCGCGAGCGCGCGCCTGCTCACGATCCCGCTGGAAAGCCTGCGCCGGATGCTCGGTTGCGATCTGCTCGAAGCCGCGGAATTCCAGCGCAAGGTGCGCGCCGATGTGATGCCGTACCTGTACAGCAAACAGCCGCTGGCGGTCGCGGTGTCGGGCAAGGTGGCGACGTTCAACGTCTCGGTGCCGATGCCCGGCGGCGGTGCCGCCATCGGCCCGCAAGCGATCATGGACCTGCTTGCCGGCCAGCTCGCCGCCGAGATCGCCGAGGGCTTCGACCCCCACGCCGGCGGCGAGATCGCGCGTCTCGCGCCTCCCGAGGAAAGTGAAGATGAAACAACGGCTTAGCATTTCTACTGGCGATCAAGTCGCACGGTTCAAGTCGCACGATGCGCCGGGAATGGCGGGAAAGCAGGCTTTCGCGCGGTTACGGCCACGGATCGAAAATCCGCAGGCTGGGCGGCCGTGGTCGACCAGTCCCGCGACCCCCACCCCCCCGAATTCGGACCGGCCACCGGCCCGCGCGCGCGATGGGGGGGGAGGGTCGATCGCGAAAAACCACCGCCCCATGCATCGGGATGCATCGCGATTTTCGCGCCATCGCCTCGCTGCGCTTCATGGCTCAGAGGTTGAGACGGGCGCGGGAATTCAAATTCATCACCAAGGGGTCGGGGTATGAGCGAAGACGCCGATCAGACCGGCACGCCACTTTCCGATCGCGAAGTCGCGATGCTCGTTGAGCCGATGCCGAAGCCGGCGGCGCAGCACTCTGTCGGCGAAGGTCTGAAATGGATTCCGTCCGGCCCGGTGGCGCGCAGCTTCGTGTTCAGCTCCGCGCTTACGAGCGGAATCATGGGGCCGTGGGGATCCGGCAAGACGACGGCGGGTTTCGTCAAAGGTCTGGTCTGCTCGATTGCCGTGCCACCTTCGCCGGTCGATGGCGTTCGATATGCACGGACGGGTGTAATTCGCGACACTTACAGGAACCTAGAGCTTAACACGCTTTCGTCCTGGTTCGAGAACTTTCCGCGCGACCTTGGCGAGTGGCGCGGCGGAGGGTCGGGCGAGCCCGGTCGCGCGCGGATTCGCTGGGCTTTGCAGGATGGCACCGAACTCGACTGGGAGGTGATCTTTGTCGCGGTCGGCGACCACAACGTGCGCCAATTCTGCGACGGACTGCAGCTCACCAACTGTTTCGTCAACGCCGGTGATTCGGTGCCGGAGGAACTGTTCACGATCTTCATGACGCCGCGCCTGTCGCGCTATCCCTCGCGCGAGCAGCGGCCGGAGAACTGGGGCGACGAGGTCGACAAATACGCCAAGCTGTTCACCGACTACAATGCGCCGGACGAGGACAACCACCTCTACAAAAACTTCATCGAGAAACCGATCCCAGGCTGGAAGAACTTCGTGCAGCCCGGCGGGCTCGATCCCGGCGCGGAAAATCTTCCGAACCTGCGGCCCGGCTACTACGCCAACCTGATGAAGAAAAACGCCGATCCGTGGTGGATCAACCGCTTCGTTCACAACAAGCCCGGCTACAGCCGCAGTGGCGAGCCGGTCTATCCGGAATTCAACGACGATCTTCACACCGCGCCGATCGACGTCCAATACGATCCGACGCGCGACCTGATCGTCGGCGTCGATGGCGGTCGCGATGCGTGCGCCGTGTTCGCGCAGCGCCGTTTGATGGGCGGCTTCGACGTCCTCGCGGAATGCATTCCGGAACATCGCTGCAGCGCCGACAAGTTCGGCGAGAAATTTTCCCAGTTTGTCGCCGACGAATTCCCCAACCTGCGCAACATGCGCATCTACGCCGACCCGGCGACCGACAATCCGAACGACATGGTCGACAAGGTCGTGTGGCTCGATGCGTTTCTCGATGCCGCCGAGCTCGACCGCACCTATTGCGGCGAAGTGCCGACAAACGATTTCGGGCCGCGCCGCATGGGCGTGGCGCAACTGCTCAACGAACTCGATAGCGGCCGGCCGATGTTCCGCCTGTCGCCGCGCTGCAAGGTGCTGCGCAAGGGCTTCATGTCGAAATACTGCTTCGAGATTTTGGAGAACCGCCAGGGCGACAAACGCTCGCCACTATCGCCGGTCGACAACCCGTGGACCCACCCGCACGACGCGCTGCAATACGCCGTGATCGGTTCCGGCGATTTCAAGCATCTGCGCAGCCGTCGCGCGAAGGAACGCTCGCGCCGCGGCGGCGAGGTCGAGCAATACGATCCGCTGCGGGATTTCTGAATGTGGATCCGCGAGCCGTGGGCGGGGGACATCCTGCATGTCGCGCGCAACATGCGCGAAATGGACGCGCGCGAGATCCTGGACGTGCGGCCGGAGCGCGATCCCGATCTGCTCGCCGCCGGCTTCGCCGCCAACCGCGAGCGCATGCGCGTCTGCTACGTCGCGGGGCTTGACACGTCTCGGGTCGCCACAGCGGTTGTGGCCGTATGGTCCTCCGACGCGACCCCCTGGCTGGCCGAGGCGGCGATGTTCGCGACGCCGGATTTTCCGCTGCTCGCGCGCGCGCTGGTGCGCCACATACGCCGCGACACCGCGCCGCAAATTCTCGCCACCGGGATCTCGCGCATGGAGGCACGCGCGCTGGCCGCGCACGCCGATTCGCGCCGCTTCCTGCGCGCCTGCGGTGCGATCGAGGAAACGCTGTTGCCGGATTACGGCCGTCGGCGCGAGCCCTATGTGCTCTGCGCCTGGCGGCGAAGCGACTGGGAGAAGCCTGATGTGCTGGAGCATTCCGAAACCCGCCCCAGTGATCTATGACCCGACAAGCCGCTCGGTGAACGCCGCGGCCGATGCGGTCGCGCAACAGCGCCGCGCCGCGGCGGGCTTCCAGGCATCGGTGCTCGACACCGCCGGCACGCCGACCCTCGGCCGCGCCGTCCTCACCGGACGCTGACCGTGGACGAGGGCAAGAACGCCGACAGCTGCAAGGACTTCGTCAAGAAGGCGGAGGAACTCAAGAACGACCGCGCGACGTGGGACTCCCACATGGCGGACATCGCGGAAGTGATCCGCCCGCTGCGCACCGAACTGCGCGGCAATACGAATTCCGAAGGCACCAAGCGCATGAGCAAGGTGTTCGACGGCTCCGGCATCAAGGGCCTGCAAAATCTCGGCGCCGGTCTCTATGGCCTCGCCTCCAATCCCGCCGACCAATGGGGCGGCCTCGGCACGCTCGATGAGGATCGCAACCGTTTCGGCCCAAACCGCGCATGGCTCGACCGTACATCGAAGCAGGTGCTGGGGAGCTTCGGCCCGAACTTCGGCGACTTCTACGCGCAATGTCTCGCGTTCTATCTCGACGGCGCCGGTTTCGGCACCGCGATCTTCACCACGGAAGTGCGCGCCGATCATTCCGGCTTCATCGACCGTTGCCGCGCGCTCTCGACGTCGTACATCGACACCGACGGCGAAGGCACGGTCGACACGCTCTATCGCCGCTGGATGATGACGCCGGCGCAGGCCGCGACGATGTTCACGGCGCAGGCGCTGTCGGAAAAAACGCAAGCCGATCTGAAGGCAGGGAAGTGCGACAAGCGCGAGTTCCTGCAGTATATCGGACCGAATTCGAGCTATGTGCAGGATCGCATCGGGCCGTCCGGCAAGCCGGTGGCGTCGGTCTCGATGGAGATCGACACCTGCCATGAGATCAAGGTTGGCGGGTTTCTGGATCTGCCGTTCCAGTGTTTTCGCTGGGGCGTTGCCGAAGGAGAACGCTACGGCCGCGAGTGCCCCGGCGAGCTCAGCTTGCCGGACGTGAAATCGTCGAACGTGATGACCAAGGCGAACCTCGAAGCCGGCGAGCGCGCCGCGCGTCCTTCGCTCGGCGCCTACAGCGAGCAGACGACGCCGATCATCCGCGACCATCCCGGCAAGGTCACTTATGGCGCGCTCGATCGCGCCGGCAACCAGCTCGTCAAGCCGCTCTACGAAATGGGGAGCCCGCCGTTCTCGGTCGAGATGGCGGAGGCGCTGCGCAGCGCGATCAAGGAATATTTCTATTTCTCGCTTCTGCCGGTGATGAACCGCACCGGGCTCGCGCCGATCGAAACGCTGGAGCGCCAGGAGGCGACGCTTCGGATGATGGCGCCGTATCTTGGCCGCATCAACGGCGATTTCCTGATCCCGGCCTTCATGCTGCGTTATCGCCGCTTGCTGCGCGTTACCGATGCTTCGGGCCAGCCGATCATTTCGCCGCCGCCGCCCGATCTCGCCGGCCACACCTTGCAGGTCAACGTCGTGTCGCCGATGGCGCAGGCGCAGAAATCCGCGCGCGCCGCCGGCGTGCTGCGCTTCGAGCAGAGCATCGCGCCGATCCTCGCGCGCGATCCGACCGCTTCGGCGCGCATCAATTCCGACAAGGAAATGCAGATCGTCGCCGAGGGCTACAACGTCGACGGCATCCTCAACGATGACGACACCACCGACGCCGCGCGCCAGCAGCAGCAGCGCATGATTGCGGCGCAACAAGGCGCGACGATCGCGAAGGATGCGACCGCCGCCGCGCAATCCGGCGCGACTGCGATCCAGACCATGCGCGGGCCGCAACCCAAGCAGGCTGCATGAGGCGTTTCGTTTCCTACAGCAAAGGCGTCGTGCTCGACTGGATCGCGCGCTACTGGCCGCGCCGCGGACCCGATCTGCGCGCCCAGTACGAACAGGCCGTCGCGCAATTCCCGCTGGTGTTCGCCGACATCGCGCTCAAATGCTGCGCCTTCCACACCACCTATGCGCAGGGCGACCCGAACGAAAGCCACGCCCTCGGCTCGCGCCGCGAAGTGTGGATCCACATCGCCACGATGGCGAAGCTGACCAACGAAGACATCGACCACCTTGAAACGGAGACAGACAAATGAGTGGTGCAGGCGAAGGTACGGGCGACGGCAAAGGCGGAGACGGCAAAGGCGGCGATGGCGGGACCACGCACACCCCGCTCGATGCGGCGACGCGGCAGACATTTTTCAAATCGCTGTCGCCGGACAATCTCGACTTCGCGGAGAAAAACGGCTTCTACAAAAAGGACGGCAGCCACTACGCCGACCCCAACGTGATCGTCGACAGCTACCGCAACGCGGAGAAGCTGCTCGGCGCCGATCGCCTGCCGGCGCCGGATCTCTCCAACGACGAGGCGTTCGACAAATGGCTCGACAGCGCCAAGCTCGGCGTCGCGCGCGATCCCAAGGACGTCAAGATCACGCCGAAGAAAATGCCCGACGGCGTCGAATACGACCAGGCGGCGGAAGATCGTTTGCGCCAGCGCCTGGTGCAGGGCCGCGTGCCGGCGAAATTCCACCAGTCGATCTACGACGCCGAAGTCGAGACCCGCCTCGGCGAGATCGCGAAGCAGACCGCCGACACCGCCGCCGAGAAGACACGCATCGAGACCGATCTGCGCAAGGAACACGGCGTGGATTTCGAGGCGCGGCGCACGGCGGCGTGGGAGGCGCTGACGCATATCTCGAAGCTCGCCGGCGTCGATCCGGTGAAGTTCGCCGACCAGGCGTCGGTGACGATGGGCGGCCAGGAAATGGCGAAGTTCATGATCCAGCTCGGCAAGATGATGGGCGAGGACACGATCAAGGGCGCCGGCGATGCCGGCTTCGCCAAAGGTCCGGCCGCCGCGAAGGCCGAGCTCGATCGGCTGAACGGCGATCCCGAACATCGCAAGGCCGCCGGCGACAGGACCAATCCCGGCCACAAGGCGGCGGTCGAGCGCGAGGAACGTCTCAACAAGCTGATCCACGGCTAGTTCCCGGCGGGGCAACGCGAGATCGCGTCCTCGGACGACGCGATCGGAGAGGGCGGCTCGATGGCCGCCCTTTTTCTTTGCCCCTTGACAGCGCGCGGGTCGCCACAGCGGTTTGTCAAATCACGCGGGCAGGTCGTGCAAACGATTCCGCTGCAAGCCGGGTGAGACCGGCCGAGTGATCCCCGCAAGGGATAAGGCCGGGTCCGCGACGCGCGCAAAGCGCGATCCCGAAACGGGGAGCCCCTCCGCAACAGGTCCAAGAAACCCAAGCGAAGGAGAGCGTCGTGGACGCACCCGAAGTCGAAATCCCCAAACACTACCAGCCCATGTTCACACAGAAGCAGGAACTGCTTCTGCAGCGCATGCCGTCGGATCTCATGCAGGCCGTCGATTACAGCGGCAGCTATCGCGGCGAGTCCGCCGAGGTCATCAAGCAGTACGGTTCTGCAAAGGCCCGTGTCGGCAACGAGGATCGCAACGGCGATACCCCGAACTTCAACATCAGCCGCGACCAGCGTTGGTGCTTCCCCGTCACCGCAGACTGGGGCACGACCTTCGCCAAGATCGACGAGCTGAAAGTCCTTGTCGACGAGACTTCGCCGGTCAACCAGGCCGCGCACATCGCGATGAAGAACTCGATCGACACCGACATCCTGATCCCGGCGTTTTTCGCCGATGCCAAGACCGGCAAGGGTGCGGCGACGACGACGGTATATCCGGCGTCGGCGAACGACATTGCCATCACGGTCGGCAATGGCGGGTCCGGAAATGTCGGTCTCAACGTCGCCAAGCTGATCGAAGCGCGCCGCCTGGCGCGCAAAAAACGCTGGATGATCGGCCGCGAGCCGATCTTTGTCGGCATCACGTCGCAGCAGGAATCCGACCTGATGAACGACACCAAGTACATCGACCGCGACTATGGCGAGCCGGTGCTGGATGGCGACGGCCGGCTGAAGAAGTTCTACGGCTTCGAGTTCGTCGTGCTCGAAGAATGGCCCTGGGCGTCGAACATCCGCTCCTGCCCGGTGTGGACCAAGAGCGCCATCCATCTGGGCGCGTGGGATTCTCTCAGCGTCAACTTGGCGCCGAACCCGCAGAAGAAGTTCGTGCCGACGCTGTACATGTTCCAGATGTTCGGCGCGACGCGAACGCAGGAGGACAAGGTCCTGCGCATCCAATGCGCTGACACCACCGGCCCGTAACGAATTGACAGCGGGCGCGGGCTTCGGCTCGCGCCCGGTGTTCGTGCAATCCGCGGGCGTCGTCCCGCAACTTTGGAGCAAGACATGGCCTTGAAAGCATATTACGCATCGGCGGCCTACGACCCCACCGTGACGCCGCGCGTGCCCCTTGCGGTGGAAGTCACCGCCGGAAACTGCAAGTCGATGAAAAGCACCCAGGCGACCGCCGCGGCCGACAACGCCGCCTCGACAATCAACTTTGGCAAGATCAATCGCGACGCGCGCATCTCGCGCAAATCCGATCTCTTCGCCACCGCGATGTCCGGCTTAACCTCGTTCAGCCTGGGCTTCGCCAATTCGACGGCGGCGCTGATGAGTGCCGTCGACATACATGCCGGCGGCGTCTTCAACATGACCGCGCCGGCCTACGCCGATTTCGTCAAGCCCGCATGGCAGCTCGCCGGTTACACCGACGAGAATTCCGCGCCGGCCGAACTCGACATCATCGGCACTATGGTCACGGCACCCGTCCAGGCGGGGGCAATCACGCTCGATCTCTTCTTCGCGACAAACTAGAGGGGATCGCCGCGCGGCGGATGACGGGATGTCTGGTCCCCTCATCCGCCGGCCGCGCCTGACGCACCATGCCGCTGATCGCCGAGGCCACCGAGACCGCCTGCGCCAATGAGGCGCTCGGCCATCTTGGCGTGACGCCGATCCTCTCCATCGACAGCGGCAGCGATTTCAAATCCAAGACCTGCGCGTTCTTCTTCCCGATCGCGCGAGACGCGCTGCAGCGCCGCTATCCGTGGAATTTCTGCGAGGCGCGCGCCTCGCTGGTCGCGTCGGCGACCTTGCCTGGTTTCGGCTTCACCAATTCCTTCCCGCTGCCGGAGGATTGCCTCGCGGTGCGCGAGATCCCGTGCGCCGGGTCTTGCGACAAGTGGCGCGTCGTCGGCCGCGCGATCTACACCAACCTGCCGGCGCCGCTGCAGATCGTTTACACCCGGCGCACGCCGGAAGTCGCCAAGTGGGATCCGCTGTACCGCATCGCCTTCGGCTTCTCGCTCGCCGGCGTGCTGGCGCGGCCGATCGCGAAGGATGCCGAGCTCGCCAAGGAAATGAAGGCCGCGGCCACCGATGCGGCCGAGGATGCATTCCCGACCGACGCGGCCGAGGGCAACGACAACAACGAAGCCCCCATGCAGGACATCATCGCGGCGAGGTTTTGATGGCCCGCCGCGACCGCACCCCGCAACGCAGTTTCACCGGCGGCGAGCAATCGCCGAACCTCGACGCGCGCGCGGATCTGGCGCTGTGGAAAACCTCGCTCGCCGCGATCGAGAATTTCGTGATCCTGGTGACCGGCGGCACGACGCGGCGCTCGGGCTTTCGCGACATCAACCAGGCGCTGGCGAATTCGACGCTGATCCCGTTCGCGTTCTCCGCCGATGACGGCTATGCGATCGAATGCGCGGCCGGAACCTGCCGGTTCTATCGCGACTTCGAGTATCTGCTCGACGATCACGGCGACATCTTCGAGCTCGGCACGCCGTTCACCGCGCCGGAGATCCCGAACCTGCGCTATGCGCAGAGCGCCGACGTGATGTTCCTGACCACCGGCGCGCGGCCGGTGCAGCGCCTGGCGCGCGTCGCGGCCAGCGACTGGACCATCGGCGATGCGAGTTTCCGCAACGGCCCGTTCATGGACGAAAACGCCGACGACACGCAGTCGCTCTACACCGATCACGTCGGCGAGCTCACCAAGGACACCGCGTTCACCCTGCGCAAGCACGGCACCGGGATCTTCCAGGCGGGCCATGTCGGCGCGCTGTTCCTGATCCGCGAGCGCGACGGCAGCGAATATGGCCGCTGGGCGCCGGGCTCGCAGAACTTCTTCGTCGGCAACATCGTGCGCTGGGTCGAGAATGTTTACAGGTGCATCGCCACCAATGACGACAAGTCCGGCAACGAGCCGCCGGTGCATCTGTTCGGCTCGCAATGGGACGGCCCGATCACGACCGGCGACAGCGACGCGCGCGAGTGGCTGTATCTGCATTCCGGGTTCGGCATCGCCAAGATCACCGGCTTCACCGACGCCAACACGGTCACCGCCGTGGCGCAGAGCTACATCCCGCACGAATTGTTCGGCACGGTCGACGGCGGCGGCGTGCTCACCGGCGGCACCTGGCGCTGGGCCGAAGGCGCGTTCAGTGACGTGCGCGGCTATCCGCGCCTCGCCCTGATCCACAAGAAGCGGCTCTATCTCGCCTCGACATCGGCGCAGCCGACGACGGTGTGGGCGAGTGCGATCGACGACTACACCAATTTCGACGCGCAGAGCGGTCTTGCGACCAACGGCTTCACCGAGACGCTGGAAGCCGACACCGGCCGGGTGAACATCCCGCAATGGCTTGTGAGCGGCAAGCGCATGGGAATCGGCACCAGCGGCGACGAGCATGTTCTCGACAGCGCGACGCCGGGCGAGCCGATCAAGCCCGACACCGTCGACGTCACGCCGGCGACGTCGGAAGGCTCGGCCTCCATTCCCGCGATCAAGATCGACGGCCCGGTGTTCATCTCCAAGGATGGACGCCGCATCCACGAACTCGATTACGATTACGGCTCCGACAGCTTCATCGCGCCGGATCTGACGCTGCTCGCCGACCACATGGCCGGCGACAATGGCGGCAGGTTCAAGGGCCTCGCCTGGCAGCGCGACCCGTACCGGATCCTGTGGGCGTTCCGCGATGACGGCATGCTGGTCGGCCTCACCTATCGCAAGGACCAGCAGGTCAAGGGCTGGCATCGCCACCCCACCGTCAAGGGCACGGTCGAAAGCATCTGTTGCGTGCCGTCGCCTTCCGGCGTGCGGCAGGATCTGTGGGCGATCGTCACGCGGACCTGCGCCGGCGGCACATCGCGCCGCATCGAATGCCTGAAACCGTTTTTCGAGCAAGGCGACCATGACGTCACCAAGGCGTTCTTTGCCGATGGCGCGGTGTTCTACAACGACGCACCGGCGACGATCATTTCCGGCATCCCGCCGCATCTGAACGGCGAACCGGTCGCGGTGCTCGCCGACGGCAAGGTGGTGCGCGGGCTTGTGGTCGCGGACGGCAAGATCACGCTGCCGTTCGCGGCGTCGAAGGTGCTGATCGGATTGCCGCTTGTCGGCCTCATCAAGACCCTGCGCTTCGATCGCGATTTCTATGGCGCGCTCAGCGACGATCGCATGCAGGTGCGCAAGCTTGTCGTCGACGCGCTGCGCTCCGCCGGCATCGAGGGTGCGGCGATCGCCGACGGCTTCGAGCTGATGATCCCGTCGGCCGGCGGCGTCATGGACGCGGCGGCGGCGCTGAAAGACGGCCCGTTCGTGCTCGACGCACTTCCGTCGGACTGGGACGCCAACGGCCAGCTCACGATCCGCTGCGCCGATCCGCTTCCGGCGACGATCCGCGCCATCACCCCGGACATGCAGGTGTCGCAAAATGTGTGATCTCACGTCTCTGCAGACGTTCGGCACCATGATGGGTGCGCAGTCGCAGGCGAGCGCGCTCAAGAGCCAGGCCGGCGCCGTGCAGGAGCAGGGCTACGAAAACGAGAGCGATTACCGCAACAAGGCGCGCGTTGATCTTGCCGACCAGCTCGCCGCGCTTTCGACGCGCGGCACATCGGTATCGACCGGCACGCCGCTGGCGCTTCTGCAGCAAAGCGCGCGCAACCAGGAGCTCGATGCGCTGCGCCTTCGCGCCGACGGCATCAACAAGGCGAATTCGCTGCGCTACCAGGCGTCGGCCGTGCTGCGTGCCGCGCCGTACACCGCGGCGACGCAGGTTCTGACGAACGCCACGAAAATCGCCGAACTCGCGGCCGGGGGCTAGATGGTGAACGCGGCCTCCATCATCCCGCGCACGATCGCCGCGCCGCTGCCGGCGGCGGCAGATGAACGCTATGCCGCAATGCCCGGTCAGGCGCTGTCGCAGGCCGCCGGTGCTGCCGTCGATTCCGTGACCGAATACGTCAAGCACCAGCTCGACGCACGCGACGAGGCGGCGCTGGTGCAGGCGCGGCTTTCGGCGGCGCAGCAGCTCGACGATCTTCACGAAAAATATCGCACCGACGCGGATCCCGCGACCGCGGTGCAACGCTTCCAGGCCGACGCCGAAAAGATCAGCGAGGGGCTGCAGGGCACGATCAGCCAGCCGCACAACCAGACGGCGTTCGCCAGCGACATCGGCCAGATGATCGAGGGCCGTCGCGTCGCGCTCAAGGATGTCTATTTCCAGCGCGAGACATCGAGCGCGATCGCCGACCTGAATGCCAGCGGCGAAACGCTGTCGCGCCAGGCCGCCTATGCGACCAACGATGTCGAGCGCCAGGCCGCGATCTCCGCCTACTCGAAATCGGTCACCGGCATCGTCGACAAGGGGATGCTCAATCCCGACGACGCGCAGAAGATGGTGCAGGGCTTCGGCGAGAAGCTCGCGCTCTATGACGGCCGCAACCTGGTCGACCGCGATCCCGCGCGCGCCGTCAAGCAGCTTTCCGATCCCAACTTCCTGCCGAAACTCGATCCGCTGGCGCGCGTCGAACTCAGGAGCCAGGCCGACACCGAACTGCGCGTGCGCGCGCGAGAGGCGCGTGCGGCGGCGGCGGAGTCCCGCGCCAATGCGCGCGAGGCGCTGGCCGATTTCGACAGCATAAACGGCTCGGGACTGCCGCCGTCACAGGCGGTGATCGACCAGACCCGCGCGCAGGTGCGCGCATCGGGCGATCCGAACCTCATCAATCATTTCGCGCGTTCGCTGCAGGTGTCGGGTTTCGCGGCCAATCTTCGCGGGGCGAAGCCGGAGGAAGTGCAGGCGACGATCAACGCGATCGACGCGCGCGCCGCCGAGTCCGGCGTCGATCCCTCGCTGGCGGCGGCCGAGCACGGCGCGCGCTCTTTCCTCGCGCAGATGAACCACGGGCTCGCGCAGGATCCGCTCGACTATGCGGCGAAGCAGGGCGTGGTGAAGATCGCGCCGCTGGCCTTGAACGGCACCGACAGCGCGCTCCAGTGGCAGCAGCGCACGCGCTCGGCCGAACTCGCCGCACAGCATTACGGCGTCAAGCCGCGCTATCTCACCCAGGATGAGATGCACAATCTCGGCGCGCAGCTCGACATGTCGCAGCCGGCGGACAAACGGCTCGCCGCGATCCACATGCTTGTGCAGAACCTCGGCTCGCGCGCCGTGCCGGTGCTGGCGGATCTGGCGTCAACACCGCACCAGGGCCGCAGCTTCTCCGCCGGCGAGCATTTCGATTCTCTCGGCGCGATGGCGACGGCCGGTGGACTGCTCGCCGACGGGCCGGCCTATGTGCCGGTCGCGCGCGACATCGCAAACGGCGAGGCGGCGATCAAGGCGCGGCCCGAACTGAAACCGCATCTGGAGAAATTCACCGGCGACGGCGACATCACGCTCGGCAATCTGCGCGGGGCCTTCATGGCGATGCCGGCGGAATATGGCCGCGTGGTCAATGCCGCGCAGGCGATCTATGCCAAGCGCGCCGGCGATGCCGGGCTCATCGGCAGCGACGTCGCGAACAAGGGCAACGCGGCGTTTGCCGCCGCGCTCGATGCCGCGACCGGCGCGCATTATGTGAACGGCGAGAAGATCGGCGGACTCACGCTCTACAACGGCGCCCCGGTGATCGCGCCGAACGGTGTCAAGGCCGACGGCTTCGAGGATCTCGCGCACCAGCTCACCGCAAGGGATCTCGCGCGCGCGAGTGTGACGGGAGCGCCGCCTGTCATCGGCCCGCGGCCCCAGGCGCCGGACCTCACAAATAATTTCAACAGCCATCTTTCTCCCGCCGACGAACAGAAATTTCAAACGTGGGTGCGTGACACGGGTCGCACAAAAGACCTGTTCGACTATGACCTGCGCGGTGCGTGGAAAGCTGGCGCTCAGCAGGCAGCAAACGGACATTTCACGGACGCGTTCAAAAAGCCGAACCACCCGACATTCTCGACGGAGAGCATCTACAGCGGACACGATGGCGCTGTCGGTGGACAGTGGATCCAGCATGGGAAGAACTGGACGTTCAAAGCCTCGCCGACAAATCTGCAGATGCATTCAGCCGATCAGCTTGGCGGATATTTTGCGAAGGTTGAACCGGACTCAAAATTGATCCTGCCTCCCGGTGCCGATGTTGGGCCGTCGGTCCCTGATGACCTCATGGCGAATTCCTGGCTCATCAGCACCGGCAACAACCGTTATGCGATCTCGACCACCGATCCGTCGAAGGGGCAGGCGACGCCGGTGCGCGACGCCAACGGGCAGATCTACCGGCTCGATTTCGCGAAAGCGCAAACCCTTCTGCAGGCGAGGGGCAAATGAACCTCACGCCGGAAGACACGATCGTGGCGGGACTCGCCACCGCGCCGGAACCGAAACCGCCCGCCCCGCCGATGCTTGTCCGTTTCGGCGGCGCGTTGCGCAGCGCGGCGGACAATTTCGCGGCCGATGAATCGTTGACGGCGAAAGTCTCGCGCGCGGCGTCGAAGCCGCTGACCGACACGCTCGACGATGCGAGCCAGCCCGGCGCCTTCTCGCGGTTCACGTCGGGCTTTTCCGCCGGTCTGCGCCGCGAGCGCGATGTCGACGCGCTGACCGCCGACGAGCGCGTGCTCGCGCGCGAATATCAGCCGCTGGTCGAAGCGGTGAACAAGAACCGTCCGCCCACGGACCAGGTGACCAATCCCTATCTGCTCGGAAATTCCAATGTCTTCCTCGGCCGCGGCGGCGCGCGCGCGATCGACGGCGCACCGGCGACGCGCGACGGCATGGAGCGGCTCCTGTGGCAGCGCATGGACGAGCTGCGCCGCACCGATCCCGGCGCCGCGGCCAATCTCCCGAAATCGCCGGACGAACTGCATGCGCAGGTTCTCGACGATCAGCGCCAGGCCATCGTGTTCGACGATCCGAAATCGCCGCTGGCGTCCATCGGATCCTTCGGCGGCGGCCTTGCCGGCGGTGCGAGCGAGCCGTTGAACGCGGCCGGGATGCTCGCCGGTGCGCCGGCGTCGACGTCGCTGTTGCGCACCTTCGCGATCGAGGGCGGCGTCAACACGTTCCTCGACGCGGTGAGCCTGCCGTCGCGGCTGCCGCGCTACCAGCGCCTGGGCGAGCCGATGGACACAGGCGATGTCGCGGCCGAGCTCGGCGGTGACTTCGTGCTCGGTGGCGCGATCCCGGTCGGCCTGAAACTCGGCGGCCATGCACTCGCCGCAGCCTTCGACAAGGCGCATCCGAGCGCCCCGCCGACCATGCGCGCCGCGCGCGCGGTGGTGGAGAACGCGGCCGATGTCGCCGACGCCAATCCGCACGCCGACACGCCGGTCGGCGAGGATCTGTCGCGCCAGGCGCTCGACCAGACCGAGCGCGCCGCGATCCATCCAGGCGAAGTCGCGCCGGCGGACACGACGGGCAATCTCGGCCGCGCACTCGACATGAAGCTCGAAGCGGCGCAGCGCCGCGGCGGCTTCACCGTGCAGAGCTTCGATCCGTCGAAGATCATCACCGATGCCGAGGCGATGCAGTACAAGACCGGCGCGAATGCGCAGGGCGTCACCGACCGGCTGCTCGGCGTCGAGAAATGGGATCCGGCGAAGGCCGGCCTCTCGCTGGTGTGGGAACGCGCCGACGGCCAGCATGTCATCGCCGACGGCCATCAGCGCCTCGGCCTCGCGCAGCGCCTGCAGTCGGAAGGCCACGACACGCCGTTCTTCGGCGTGCCGTACCGCGAAGCCGACGGCTACACCGCGCCGATGATGCGCGTGATCGCGGCGGCCAAGAACATCGCCGAAGGATCCGGCAGCGCGCTCGATGCCGCGCGCGTGCTGCGCGACGCGCCGGAGCTCGCGAAGGAATTGCCGCCGCGCTCGGCGCTGGTGCGCCAGGCGCGCGACATCGCCAATCTTTCCGACGATGCCTTCGGCATGGCGTGGAACGGGGTCGCGAGCGAACGCGACGCGGCGATCGTCGGCAAGCATGTGCGCGATCCGCAGATGCAGACCGCGATCCTCGGCCATCTCGCCAAGGACTCGCCCGACACGGCGGAGGAAGCCGAGATCTTCGTGCGCCAGGCGCTGGCCGCCGGCGCGAGCAAAGAGGTGCAGTCCGACATGTTCGGGACGTACCTGTCGGCCGACCTGGTGCTGCCGGAGCGGGTGAAGATACTGAAATCGGCGCTCACCAGCCTGCGCAAGGACAAGGCGCTGTTCGCAACCCTGACCGGCAAGGAGAGCCAGATTGCGGCGGCCGGCAATGTGCTCGATACTGCCGCCAACGCGGCCAACCAGGAAACCGCCGCGCGCGCCTTCGTGACTTTGAAGGCGCTCGCCGAACGCAAGGGACCGATCAGCGATGCCCTCCAAGCCGCAGCCGAACGCGCCGCAAAAGGCCGCACCCAGGCCGCAAGAAACGCCGCAACCCGAGACTTCCTCGACGCTGTCCGAAGCGCAGCGCAGCGCGGCGATCTCGGAAGGGACGATGCTGGCGGAGCACTCGGCGATCTGGGGTCTGAGGCTACGCGCGTTGCAATTCCTCAAGAGCCGGATGGCGCCGAAAACCTAAGCCTGTTCGGCGATCCGGCCGGCAAGCCGGAGCCGTTCGCAAAGCAGTCGCAGGATCTGGCGCGGGAGCTCGCGCCGGAACAGTCAAAAAGCGAACCGCCGAAGGCCGACGCCCCGCAAACTGAAAATCTGTTCGGTCCCGCGCAGGGCGAGATCGAGCACATGCGCGCGATCGAGGAAGCCGCCGGCAAGGGCGCGACCGTCGCCGATCCGCACGCGCCGGAAGACGCGCCGCGCGAAATCACCATCAAGGATGCCCGCAGCGAGATGGAGCGCCAGGCGCGCGCCGTCGAACGCCTGCGCGGCTGCGTGGAGGACTGACGATGCAAATCCTGCAACAAGGCAAACCGGCTAACGAGATCCTGTTCAACCAGCAATGCCCCTGCTGCAACAGCGTCATCCAGTTCTCGCTCGCGGAAGCGACAAAGACATTCGAGGGTCCCGCGAACACGATCCCCGTGCTGTCGGTGCAATGCCCTGCCTGTAACGAAACCATCAGGCGGGAACGCTAATGCCCTTTGATCGCTGCATTGCCGCCGCGCTGGCCGACCAGCTCCTGACCGCAGAGGAAGCGGATCAGTATCGCGAGATCTACGACGAGCAGCTCGCCGGCATGCGTCCGCACATGCCCGGCAACGAGGCGGCGGCCGAGGCAGCGCGCGCGACGTTCAACATGATCGAAGGCGATGCGGCCGAAAGCCGCCGGCGCACCTTCCTGACGCTCGCCGCGCGCGACGACATCACGCGCAGGCTGGAGGGTTTCGTCTCGCCGATCAGCGGCAAGAAAAATCCTTACGCCGCGGCGAAGGCGACGCTGTCGCACATCACCAAGGGCCGCCGCGGCGAGGTGAGTGTCGAAGGCGCGCATGCGTTCTGGCACGGCCAGGCGATGGACGGTCTCGACGAAGCGTTCCGCACGTGGAAGCGCAACGCGCTCGGGGTGCGCAAGAACCTGCCGCGCATGGCGAACATCGTGCGCGAGGCGTTCGGTGAGAACACCAACGACGCGGCGGCCAAGTCTCTCGCGAAGGGCTGGGCGAAATCGTCCGAGAAGCTGCGCCAGGCGTTCAACCGTTTCGGCGGCCACATCGCGATGCTTGAGGACTGGGGGCTGCCGCAATCGCACGACGCGACGACGGTGCGCCGCGCGGGCTTCGAGACATGGCGGCAATTCGTGACGCCGCTGCTCGATCGCGCGCGCATGCTCGATCGCCGCACCGGCAAGCCGCTCACCGACGAAAAGCTGCAGACGGTCCTGCACGACGTCTATCAGTCGATCGTGACCGGCGGCTGGGCCGGCCGCGATGCGACGGCCAATGCCGGCGGCGGGCTCGCCAACCGCCGCGGCGAGGCGCGCGTGCTACACTTCGCCAATGCCGACAACTGGCTTTCGTACCAGACCAAATTCGGCAACGGCTCGCCGGTCGACGCCATGCTCGGCCATGTCGACAAGATCGCGCGCGACGTCGCGCTGATGCAGGTGCTTGGGCCAAACCCGAAATCCTCGATCTCCTGGCTGAAAAACGAACTCAAGCGCCGCTATGCGCTGGCGCAGAAGCAGGGCGATGTGACGTTCTTCCAGCGCGCGCGCGAGCATGTGAAGAACGACGCGGTCGCGGCCGGCGACGCGATCGACAACATGTATGCGAGCTTCACGCACGCCAATTCCAACCCGTCCTCGCCCCTGCTCGCCGACATCGGCGACGACATCGCCAATCTCGCGACCGCGGCGCAGATCCCCGGCGTCGTGCCGATGGCGCTGACCGGCGACTTCAACACCGCGCGCTTCACCGCCAAGGCGAACGGCCTGCCGTTCACCCTGGCGATGAAGGAATATCTCGCCCATTTCAATCCGCTCGACGCCGAGCACCGCGCGCTCGCCCGCGGCGCGGGACTTGAGGCGCAGCACTACGGCCGCAGCCTGGCGCAGACCAACCGCTTCCAGATGCAGATCGCCGGCCACGAATGGTCGCGCTGGCTGTCCGATCGCGCGCTCGCCGCCTCGGGGCTCACCGCGCACACCGCGGCGGGACGCGAGAGCATCGGGCTCGCGTTCTATCGCCACATCGCCGGCGAGACGGCGGAGAAGAATTTCGCGCAGCTCGACGACAAGTTCCGCGCGCTGCTCGAACGCGGCGGCATCGACGCGCAGGACTGGCGCGACATCCGCAAGACCGTACCGCACACACTGGCGAGCGGCGCGCAGTACATCCGGCCCGGCGACATCCTCGATCGCGCGGACCTCGATCCGTCGCGCGCGCTGACGCTCGCCGGCAAGGTCGCCGACATCGCCGGCGTGCTGGCCGAGGAAGCGGTGCCGGCCTCGACCCTGCAGGGCCGCGCGGCGTTCGCCGGGCAGAACCGCCGCGGCACCTTGCGCTATCTCGCGGCGCAATCGCTCGCCATGTATCACCAGTACGGCACCTCGATGATGCTCACCCACGGGCTGGAGAGCTTCGCGCGCGGCACGCCGGGCCGCGGCGCGCGCTATGCCGCCGGGCTGATCGTTTCGTCGACGCTGGCCGGCGCGCTGGCGCTGCAGCTGAAAGAGATCGCCAACGGCCGCGACCCGCGCGACATGACCGACTGGCGGTTCTGGGCCAATGCGATGGCCTATGGCGGCGGCGGCGGCATCCTCGCCGATTTCATCTATGCCGGGCTGCAGGGCACGTCGCGCACCGGCAAGGGGCTCGCCGAAACGCTCGCCGGCTCGCCGGTCGGCCTGGTGTCTGACTTCATCAACACACTGTTCGGCAACCCGCTCGGCGTCGCGGCGAAGAATCCGCACAACACGCCGGGGCAGAACTATGCGCTCGGCTGGATCGACTTCACCAAACGCTACATGCCAGGCGGGAACATGTGGTGGGGACGACTCTTGCTCGAACGCTATGTGTGGGACACAATGCAGGAATCGATCGACCCGAACTACAAGTCGCGTGTTAATCGGATCGAACGCTGGTACCGCGGCCAATACGGCAACGGATATTACTGGCATCATGGCGAGAGCGCCCCGGAACGGGCGCCAGACCTCTCCGCCGCAGTTGGAGGGGCACGGCCGTGACGATTCCCGTCGATGTATCTGTGCTGTTCTTCGTCACCGATGGCGTCAGCACGACGTTCAACCTGACGGGCGAGGATGGCCCGCTCTATTTCTACCAGCCGTCGGATCTCATCGCCGCGCATATCACCGCGGACGGCGTGACGCTCACCAGGCTGCACTACAACACCGATTTCGCCATCGGCGGGAGCGGCCGGGACGGCACCGGCCAGCTCACCACCCAGGCCGTCGACGCACTTCCCGCCGGCACGCTCACGGTGTGGCGCAACACGGATGTGGTGCAGCCGGAACGCTATCTCGAAAACGACAGCTTCCCGTCGGCGACGCACAACAACGCGCAGGACCGCGGCAGGCTGATCGACCAGGACATCGCGCGCAGGGTGGCGTTGTGCTTCAACGCGCCGAACTATGAAACCGCGCCGCCTCCCGTGCCGCGCATCGCGCTGCGCAAGGGCCGCTTTGCGGTGTTCGATGCGTCCAACGGCGACATGGTGGCGAGCGATTTCACCGTCGCGGATCTGCTGAACTGGATCACCCAGCTGCAGAACGGCGAAGGCGGCGGCGGCGGAGCCACGCCGGGACTGCATCCGCGCAAGATCACCGTGCTGGATCCTTCTGTCACGATCACGCTGGCGGATCACCTCGACACGATCTTCATCGACATGTCGGACATGGTCGCCAACCGCGACATTGTGTTCAACCCGGTCACGTGCTCGGGCGTCGACGTCTTGATCCGGCGCAAGAGCACGAAGGCCAATCCCTACACCATCACCGTGAACGGTTCGCTCGACATGCAGCTCGGCAATGAAGGCTGGATGCGTCTCAAGAGCGACGGCACGACGATCGACGTCAGCGAAAGAGGATAGACATGCGCGTGCTTCGTTCGTTCGGGCTGATCGCCCTGTGGATCCTCGCCGCTGCCGCGGCGCCTTCGCCGCATTCCAACAACGTCGCGATTTCCGACACCGCGACCCTCGCCGATCCGCAACAGCAATGGGGCGGTTTCGACAGCATCACGACCTATGGCTATGCGGGTCCCGGCGATCATGGCGGCGGATTGTGGAAGAAGATCGCCGGCACCTGCACCGTCGACGGCGTGCTCTGCGTCAAGGACGGCGCGAACAACTATTTCCAGAAGCAGGATTTCCGCGCCACGATCGAGGAAACGGGCGTTGTCACCGGCTCGGTCTATGACTGCTCGAAGACCACCGGCGCGGGCGCTGCGGGATGCACGGCGTTCGATGCAAAGCGGGATGCGCTTCTCGCCGCCGTGACTGCCTCGCACAAGACGGGCGCCACGACGGACGGACTCATCGTCAAGCAGACGACACCGCTCACCTTGCCCTCGAATGTCACGCTCGATTGCGGACTCGCATGGATCGGCAACAAGAACAGCGACGGCGATCTCACCAACCTTCCCGGCACGATCTACACCGGCGCAGGCGCGAGCCTGAAACACTCGGCAGGATCTGGCTACCACAACTGCGCCGCGGTCTCGGCCGCCTATGCTGCCGTCGCGCCGTTCGGAACGATCCGCGCGGAAATGGATTTCTGGGGCCAGGGCGGCACGGCGCAGACGAATGCCGACACGGGCTTCGTGTGCGATGTCACCGGCTGCAACGACAGCAACGACACATTCAACGGCTACGACGTCGGGCTGCAGAACTCGACCTCGGGCGATGCGACGTTCGACGTCATCGAGGGCGATGCCAATGTCGGGCTGGCGGCGTTCGCGAACAACGGTTCGCGCCGCTACAACGGGATCAACGTCTTCCCGTTCACGACGCGCGGCCTGAAGAACGTCGTCGACGGCACCGGCGCAAATACGTGGAACGACAGCAACAGCGAGTGGTGGACGGTCACCGGCATCGTCGACGACGGCACCGGCCATTGCGCCATCCAGAGCACAGAGCATTCGCTGGTCGACATCCACACCGGCGATCTCGTTCTCATCACCACGCTGCCGATCCGCGAGGGCTGCCAGGGCAAATGGACGGTCACGAAATCGGGATCGAACATCGTCCTCAACGGTTCGTCCTTTGCCGGGCCGACGACGACGGGCACGTTCGTCGCCGGCAAGGGCATCATCAGCGGCCTTGCCAACGATGCGAATATTTCCCCCGGACAGACGATCACGGGCGTGGCCGGCATCACGGACGGAACAGCGGTTCTGCACGTCGATCATATCAGCCACTTCGCTGTCATCGACTGCGGCTCCTTTGTGGGCTGCGCGAACGTCACCGGCTCAGGAAGCGGGGTCTCGATCCCCTTCGCCAACAGCACCGGCACGCTGCATGGCACGACCTGCCATCCGCCCAAGGGCGGCTGCATGATTATCTCGCCCGGCGGACGGTTTGTCGCCGGCAACAGCGCCGGCGGCTTGCGCGCGGCCAATCTCGCCACCGGCATGATGTTCGGCGGGCCTGACAGCGAGGTGGACAAGGACGCCGGCGCCATCGTGAACGGCGCCCAGGTGTTCGGGCACGAAGTGCAATATCGCATCAGGAACGCGCTGCACCCGAGCCTGCACCAGATCAGCGGTGACACGGACGGCACGGTCAACGATCCGACGCAGGTCGGCATGTGGATCGACGGCGAGGACGAAGCGGTCGACATTTCCGGCCGCGCGCTCGGCAAGCTGGGGATCGGATTGGAGCTCAACAACGTCGCCGGGCCGCAGCGGTGCGTCCATTTCGCGACCCTCGGCGCCGATGTAAGCGACGGCGATTTTGTCTCCGTTCAGGTGGACGACGGGTGCCTCAATCTCGACGCATCGCACGCCACGACCGGCGACATCCTGCTCGGCCATCTGTCGGGACCGACATTCCTCGGAAACAATTCCTTCCCGAACGGCTGCATCTACGCCGAAACGGACCAGGCCCGCTCGCTCATCATGGGCGGGGCCAACGTGTTCGAGTGCGGCTATGCGCCCGTCACGAACAACAACACCGACAGCGCCAAGGCCGGAACTGCCGGAAGCATCACCGCGGGATCCGACCAGATAACCGGCGCGACGTTCGACACGACCGGGCTTGTGGTCGGCATGACCATCATCCCGCCGAACGGAAAGGATCTGCGCCACAGCACCGAGATCGAGGCGCTGACGGCCGCGCCCTGCACGCCCAGCTGCGCCGTGACCATGACGGCACCGGCTAAGTTGACAGACACCGGGACGTTCACCTTCCGCGGCCTGATCCCGCCGCAGGCGGAAGTCGCCGGCATGCAGCGCCGCCTGGTCGGCCGCGATGGCGGCAATGCGTTCGACGAGATCGACTCCTATGGCGGGGCGCCGGGAACAATCGGCGTGCGCACGGACGGCACGCTGGGCCAGCCGACAGCGGTGCAGAACAACGAGTCGCTCTTTCACATCGGCGGTCGCGGCTATGGCGCGACGGCGGTCTCGCCGAACAGCCGCGCGATCGTGGATCTGAAAGCCTGCGAGGGCTGGACGGACACGGCGCAATGCGGCGATGTCGTCGTCTCGACCACGGAAGCCGGCACAACCACGACCGCGGAACGCGCGCGCTTCGAGAGCGGCGGCCTCGGCATCGGCACCGGCGCCGGCGTCGGCGCACCCTTTGAAATCATCCAGGCTGCGCAAAACTACACGCTGTCGGACATCAACGCGCTCGGCACGGGGACGGGCGATGTGACGTTGTCGGGAAGCGGCACGATCGCGCCGCCTTCGCCGGGAACCATGTATGTCGAACATGAGTGGATTTCCTACACCAAGAAATCTGGAACGCAGGTCCACGTCACCGGCCGCGCGCTGTTCGGAAGCACGGCCGTGGCTCATGCGAACGGCCTTCCGTTCGTTTATGCCGTCTCGATTTTCGTACCATCCACCTCCGACATTCCGGTCTTCGCCGTGCTGTCGGATGGCACGGTCATCAACCAGATGGGCGGCAAGCGCACGACGGCCGCGACCACAGTCACACTCACCAACCCCGATTGCGGTTCGGCCGTTCCGGGCAGCGCAGCCGGCAAGACGGCGATCACGGCTCCCCCGTCGCCAGCTTACGGGTGCCGGATCAGGCCCACCCCCGGACTGTTCGACGCGACCGTGGATTTCAACGGCAAGGTTTTGCGCGCGCCCTGCTATGGCGGCCACGACGTCTCGATCCTGCCGGTGCCGTTCACGATCGAGAACGGGTTCCTCGATCTTTCCTATGACAGCGTGCAGTACGACATCACGGGCTATTCGCGGCTGCTCTATTCGACGATGTGTCCCGGCGACGATCAGCTCAATGCAATCGGCCAGGTGCAACTCACGCACAGCGCCGGCGCGTTCGTGCTTAGCCAGTATGGCGGCCCCGGCGGCATCGAGCTGCATTCGCAAATGCACGTCGTGCCGTCCGCTACCCTCACGTTGCAGGACAGCGAGACCACAAGCAGCGCGACGAACTATCTCTACGCCGACGAATGCGGCGCCGCGCCGGTCACCGGAACCTCCAACCCGTCCGGTTCGACGATCCGCATCGCACTCACCTGCGCTATACTCGGCATTGCCCCCGACAAGATCATGCTGCATTGCCATTCGATCCACGGCACGCTTGCGGCGAACGGGGCACATTCCGCGACTGTCGTCGACCCCACACATGCCGACATCACCGACGGTGCGGTGTTCGACTCCGCTTTCGTCAGTTCCGGAACACCGCTCTGCCGCGTGACGCTGCTCACCGCCAGCACCACGGCGCCGGTGACCGTCGATGGCATCCTGGTCAAGCCAGGCGGCGTTAACCAGGCCCTTGTCGGCACCGCCCCCATCGGCGGCGCCCACGCCTATGTCAGCCACTTCAGCACCTATCACGGCGCCGAGCTTGTGGCCGGCGCGATCAAGTCGGACGGCGCGGGGAATTTCTCGCAGGCAGCGTGTGCGAACCTTTCCAACGCCGCGGAGGCTTGCTCGACGCCGGGGTTGAAGCACAGCATCACGGCCAGCATCGCCACGGCCACGGGCACCGGCGAGCAGATCCTCGACAGTTATTCGCTCCCGGCCAACTCGCTCGACAATGCGGGCCGCAACTACCGGATCGAAGCCTGCTATCTGCACGCGGCGAATACCAACACCGTCACGAGCAGACTGTATTTCGGATCGGAGGTCATCAGTGACACCGGCGTTTCTACCACCGGGTCCGTAAGCTGCATGTGGATCGCGGTGCTGAAAACCGGAAGCAATACCCAGAACGTCATCGCTGGAGGCACCAAGGGCGCCGTGTCTCCGGTGAACCTCGGAACCAATTACACGGCGGCAACCGAGACCGATAGCTCCACGATTACGATCAAGGCCACGATCCAGGATGGCACCAGCTCGGCTGCCGACGGCACGCTGATCTTATTCACGGTAAAGGCTCTCAACTGATGCGCGGGCTATCAAAGGCGATGTCAGCGACGATCTACGGCACGCCGCCGGTCACCTCTCTCGAAATCAACGTCCCCCAATGATGCAACAACCATCCCGAGCCTGTAGTCGGAACCAGAAAGGAAGAATGATATGACGGGTGTGAAACCGGAAGGTGTTATCAGCAAGGGCACCATCGTCTATTTGCAGAACGTCGACGGCACGTTTTCGCCGGGCACCTTCCTCGCCATGTCGCAAGCCACCATCGACCAGACGACGCCCGGAACTACGAACGGCGTCTCAGCCGTAAGTGCCCTTGGAACTCTCCAAGAAGCTACCATCACCATAGGCGGCACAGCCCAAAACCTATTTTCCGGCGCAACGCCCGTTAACGGGTTTGAGATCATAAACCCATCCGGCGCGACCGAAACGCTGTATTTCCGCGAGGCAGGAACAGCGGTGGTCGCGGGCGCGAGCAGCATCGGTATTCCGGTCGGCGGCAGTTACGTCTCGCCTCCGGGCTATAAGCCGACAGGGCTTATCAGCGTGATCGGTGCGACAACTTCTCATCCGGTTATAGCGAGGAAATGGTAAGATGCTTAATCCACCCTTCACGCCGTTCGGAATTAACGTCAAGGATTTTGGCGCGACCGGAAACGGCACGACCGACGACAGCACGGCAATTCAGAACGCGATCAATGCCATAAATTCCAACCGCGGCGGGCGTGTTCTCTTTCCGCAGGGCATCTACCGCATCGCAACAGGGCTCACCTGTGCAGTCCAAGGGCTTGAGCTTATTGGAGAGGGATTGCCCGGTGTCAGCGCAGCGCAGGCCAACGGTTCGACGCGCATTCTCTCGGACGACACAATTACTGCGCTGACGCTGAATAATGGCGGCGCACCGAGCCATCAGGTCCTCGGTTACAAAATCCGCAATCTGCATTTCCGCGCCGCCGCCGCCTCCACGACAGGCAGCGGCATTGTGATCCAGAACTGCGAGAATTTCATCCTGGAGGATGTGACGTGTTCCGACTATATCGGCGGAACCGGGCTTCTGATCGACGGCAAATCCGGCAACGCCCAATATGGAAACCTCCACAATTATTCGGCCGGCGACTGCCTGACTGGTTTGAAATTGCAGGGCACGGCACCGAACGGATTGCGCATGTTCGGCGGGTTCTTCATGGGGCAGGGCACGCAACCTCGCGCCAGTAGCATCGGCATCAGCGTGACCTCGGGCGATACGCTCCGCCTGTACGGCACCGTGATCCAGGGCTACGAAACCGGCGCCTACATGAATTCTGCCGGCAAGGGCTCGGAAATGCACGGCCCGAGGTTCGAGTACTGCAACACCAATTTGCGGATCGGTGCGAACTCCGGGAATTTCTCGCTGCTCGGCGGTTCGTTCGTCAACACCGCGCTCACCGGGGGCGGCACGAATGTCGGCATTCAGGTCGATGCCGGCGCTACTGACACCATTTTACGCCCGAATCTGCTGGCGGGACATACGACGCCGTTTTCCGACGCCGGCACGCGTACGCGGTTCATCGACACGACGGCGACCGTCTCTAACATTCTTGGCGGCGACGTGGCGATGACGACCAATGGGACGTTCTACGATGGGCCGAGCATCACGCTGGGCATCGGGACATGGCTCATCACGGGAGCGATTTCGCTTGGCGCGGGAAGCTCGGCGATCAGGCAATGGTCCGCAAAGCTATGGGACGGCACCACTGTTTACTCGCAGGCTGTCCATGAAGTGACCGGCACGGGCGCGGCCGGACAAGCCACGTTGCCGATGTCGACAATTGTCACCTTGGCCGCATCTGCGACTATCAAGATCAGCGCCACGTCGACAGTCAACGCCGACACGGTCAAGGGAACATCGTTTAAGGGCTCTTTCCTTTACGCTGTGCGTATTGGGTAGCGATAATATGAACAAACCAACCGGCCGGCGGCCGCATTTCGAGTGGGAAGAATTCTAGCCGTGACCGAACCCAGCGGCCCGGCCTGGTGCGAGCTGTTTGCGACCAGCTCGGCGATCGAGGATCTGGCGGAGCCATTCCGCTCCAGCGTCCAGGCGTTCCTCGCGGCGTGCAACCGCGCGCCGATCGCCATCCACATCGCGGCGACGCGGCGGCCGGCCGAGCGCGCCTATCTCATGCATTGGGCCTGGCGCATCGCGGCCGAAGCGGCCAACCCGCTCGACATTCCGAAGATGGACGGCGTCGACATCGCCTGGGCGCATTATGACAAGGCGCGCTATTTCGATTATCACGCCTCCCGTGGCGCGGCGCAGGAAATGGTCAGGGGCTACGGAATCGCCTACAGGCCGTCGCTCACCTCCAACCACATCCTCGGCCGCGCTATCGACATGCGCCTGTCCTGGGACGGCGCTGTGGCCGTGGAAGCCAAGGACGGCGTGTTCCACCGGCTGGGGATCTGCAAGCTGCCGGTCGACGAGGCGCTGATCGCGGTCGCCGCGACCTATGGCGTGAAGAAACTGCGCAGCGACGCGCCGCATTGGTCCGAGGACGGTCACTGAGGGGGAACGCATGGCGATGCTGGATGTTGTCTTTCGGAAGTCCCCGCGGCTGGTGGCCGCCGAACAGCGCCTGCGCGAGCGGGAAGACGAGGTGTTCAAGATGCAGCCCGGCGAAGACACCAATCTGGCGACGCACGTCCATGTCGATCTGCCGCGCCACGAACTCCTGCGCGGGCGCATCGAGCTCGCCCAGGCGTTCAGCAAATGGACCAGCGACCGGAACCTGACGTTCACGATAGCGGGGTTCGCGATCATCCTTGCCAAGCTGTTCGGGGTGCTAGATGTGGCGTGGGCGACGATCCTGAAAATGATCTAAGGCAGCGTGCGACTTGCGCATGTTTTGCGGTGGCGGCTTCGCGCTAAGCCATTGATTTGTCATGGCGGCTTTCGGATTGAAAATCCGCGTGTCGGTGGTTCAATTCCGCCCCTGGGCACCACAAATTCAATGGCTTGGAGCGCGAAAACAGAACGGATGTTCCGGTTCGTGCGACTTTCTCAGTCGCACGTGCGACTTTCGAGCATTCCCATTGTCAGGCTTTCTTTCCGCGGAGTGCTTTGATCGCGGCGCTCACCGCAGCGCGCTTGTCCTTGGCGCTGTGGATCAGATCCTCTTTCCACAAATCCTCTTGAAGCATCCGCTCTAGCGCGTGGATGTGCGCCGCCAGATCTTCGGCCTCGTCCATCACGCATTCTCCAGCAGCGCGTCGAAGCTGTTGGTGGCGTCGAGGGCGAGCTCGGCCTTGCGGTCGAAATAGTGCTCGTCGATCACGCTCTGCACGTGGCGCAGCGAATGGCCGGAGAAGATCGCGGTGCGGCCGATGTCCTTGGTGTGGTTGAACACCATCGTGATGCCGGTGTCGCGCGCGTCGGCGAAGGTCTTGGAGAGGATCGACGGCGTCGGCGTGAACGGCAGGTTGCGCAGCAGCGCCGGCAGGCCCGCCATCGCGCGCAGGCAATCCTCGATCGCGAAGATGAGACCGCCGGCGAGCGCGCGCACGGCGCGGTTCTCGTCGGCGAAATAGAAGCCGTCGGGATTGTAGGGCCGGCCGTAGTAATTGCCGGCGCTGGTGCAGACCAGCTCCGTCGGGAACGCGACGTTCGGGAACAGCTTCTGCTTGTGCGCGCGCATGATGGCGAGGCGCTGTTCGAGCGGCGCGCTGGCCGGGGCGAACTGCGCGCGGCCGTTCTTGGTGCGCGCCATGCGATAGACGCCGCTCTCGCGCACCAGCGGCGGCGCGGTCATCACGTCGATGCGCTGCCACGCCGTGGTGACGGCGAGGATCATGGCGTCACCCTGGCCGGCGCGTCCGCACCAGTCGGCGGCGGCGACGAAGGCGCGGATCTCGTCCGGCGACCAGGTGACGATGCGGCCCTTGACCTTCTTGAGCTTCGGCTTCGCCGCCGGATTGTCGTCGACCAAGCGCGGCTTCAACGCATCGTGTCCGAAATTCATGGTGAGGCGCAGCGTGCGGATGATCGCATTGGCGCGCGTGAGCCCGCGGCCGGTGCGCAGCTCGCCATAGAGCGTCTGCACGTCGTCGGGGCTGATGGCATTGAGCGGCGTGTTCGCGCCCCACGCTTCGAGGATCTTCATGTGGTCGCCATAGTCGTGCTGCGTTCGCGACGCGAGGTTCTTCCAGCCTTGCGAGGTTTTGTATTTCTCGAACAGGTCGTGGAGCGTGCGCACGCCGGTCTGCTTGACGACGGGCAGATCGCCGGCAATCGCGGCGTTGATCGTCTCGGCGGCGTCGATCGCCTTGCCCTTCGCGAGCCACTTGCCGCTCGCGTCTTTTAGATCCTGGCCCTTGAAGCCGCGCGCGCGCAGCGCCGGGCCGGGTTGCCAGCGCGGGCGACCGTTGCGCCAGATGAAATAGGGCGGCAGCGCCGATTTGCGGGGCATGGGCGTGACTCGGTTCGCGACAGGCATCGTTATGACTCCGAAGCGGGAGGGAGGTCTAGCGGGCGGCGATCTTGCGCGCGCGCTCGCGCAGCGCGCCGGAGAAGTCGATCACGCCGGTGTCGCCGGTGATGACGACGCCGTGGTGGCAGCATTTCGGACGGTCGATCCAGTCGCGCAGATCCTTGCCGTTCCAGCGCGGGCGGCCGATGGACGAGATCGGCGTCGGGAAACCGTCCGTCGACTCCAGCCTGGCGCGGTTGATGTAGAACCACGACAGCGATCGCGCGAAGACGAGGCGCGCGATGTCGGCCGCGCGATAGAAGCGGCGCGGGTCGATGGTGTCGACGTGCTCGCCGGCGGCGCTCATGGCGTACACAGCCCGCTCACGCGATCGACCACAAGCGCAAGGAAGGCACCGATCCAGAGGGCGGCGAGCAGCAACATCACGCCGAGCATCACCGGAGGGCTTGAATCGCGCTGCATCATTGGTCCACCCGCGCGATGTCGCGAGCCGATACGATGCGCTCCAGGCCGGTGAGATCGGTGCGGACCTTCACATAGCCGCCGCTGCAATGTTCGAGCACGGTGCCGCTCTGCTTGAAGCATTCGATGCCCGACCAGGCGACGGGACCGCCGCGCGGAAAATCATGGACCAGCACGGCGGCGAGGCGTTCATCGGCCGCGTCGCGGTCCTTCAAAGCCTCGCGCAGGGCGGACAGGTCGGCCGGCAAAGGGCGGAAATGCAGCATTTCGGTTCCCCTTAAGGTTTCACGTGAAACAATATGGGGATATTCTGTCTCGGAATTTGAGACGAAAGTCAATTCGCGTGTGCGTTCTGCTCGTAATCGTCGACGTAGCAGGCCGCGGCCGGGCTCATGCCGCAGGGCATAACGCCGAAGAATTCCATCACCTGCACGGTGGCGATGATGATCGCGGCCAGCGCGATCAGGGCCAGCAGGATGTGCTGGCGGTCGATCACCGGGACAGTCCGGCCGCGCGCCACAGATCGAGCGCGCGCACGCGGTGTTCATGGTCGAACTCGTTCCAGAGATCCGACATCTGCAGCGCCAGGCGCGAATCGCCGGCGAGCGGTGCGCCGCCTGTGCGCGGCGCCATGATGCGCGTGATGCGCACCATTTCGCGCGCCATCTTCAACACTTCGTGACGGTCCTCGGGCGGGATTTCGTCGAGCTCCTGGATGATGGCGAGGCCCGCATTGTCGGCACGAAACTCGACATCCACATCGTTCAGCAGCGCCGACGGCTTGACGGCGAACACGCGCGCGAGCGCGCGCATGTCGTTGACGTCCATCACCGACGCGCCGGTTTCGAGGCGATGGACCTTGTTGAAGTTCCACTTCGGAACCACGCGGTCGGCGAGATCGCGCACCGACCAGCCGCGCTCATCGCGCAGCTCGCGTATGCGGTTCGGCATCGCCTCGTCCATGCCCCACTGTCTCATTTTATGAGACGGCAGACCACTACAGATTGTGGGACAGATGGATTGACGCCTGTCTCAAATTTCGATACGAAACATCTAGTCGAATTTTGAAACGGGCCACAATATGTCGTCTCAAAATATGAGACACTTTGCCGAGCTGACCGACTATCTCGCGCGGAATAACGAGAGTCTGCGCGCCTTTTCGCTGCGCGCCGGGATAGACAAGAGCTGTCTCTCGCGTCTCGTCAACGGCAAGACCAGGCGATTCGACCCGGACCTGGCCGACAAGCTGTTCGACAAGACGCTGGGCGAGGTCGGCGCCGCCGAGCTGGCCGCCTTCCTTAAACGCCTGCGCGCGCCGGTGGCGAGAAAGCGCAGGGCCGCATGAGCCCGCGCCCGGCCGTTCCGACCCGCACCCGCGACGACGGCGAACCGGCCGTCGACAAGCTGGTCGACTTCCTGCGCCGCGCGCACAAGGCCGATCGCGAACAGTTCATGCATTTCGCGCACGCCGTCGACGATCTGCCGCGCGTGCCGGCGACCGAGCCGAGTGCGGCGGCGGCGATGATCGCCTCGCAGGCGCGCGCGCTCGTCAAGCAGCTGCCGCATGTCCATGTGTCGGCGATGCCGGCGCTGCGCTGCGCGCTGCTGATGCTGTCGGACGCGCTGGCGATGGAACGCGGCGCCGATGCCGAGGCCAACCCGCGCAAGTACCAACCTTTCTACAACAGGGATTGAGAGGGCTGCACCGTGTTCAACAAGTCGATATTTTCTCTGCTCGCTGCCGCCGCCGCGCTCTCGATGTTTCGACATCGCGCGACGATCCAGCATGAAGGCCGGCGCTCGGTCGTTTCAGAGAATTTCCGCAAGACCGGGACTCACTACCAACCGAATGGCGAAAGCGAAGTTCGCCGCCGACGTCTGCAAATAGATCGCGGCGAACTGCGCTTCGAGAACGGTCTGCGGCCATGACCAAGCTCGTCTGCGATTTCACGTTCGACGAACATATCTATGCGCTGACGGTCGATGTCGACGCGGCGCTGAATATCTCCAATTGCCGCGCGCTCGCCAACACCGGCCCGCGCTCGGCCGATGTCCATGAGCAATGCGCGATGATCGGCGTGCTGGTTTCGAGCGGGGTGTCGTTCGACTATTTCGAGAACGCAACCAAGCTCGGCCCGCTCACCATGTCGATCGTCGCGGGCATCGTGCGCGCGCGCGATCGCGCCGCCGCCGCTGACGTCTCCGCACGTCGCGCGAAGGAACGCGCGCTGATCGAGGGAAGCCCGCAATGAACCGGTCCTCCGCCGTGATGGAGCAACGCGCGCCGAAGCAGGTACGCAAGGACACGCCCGAGGCGGCGCTGTTCCGCAATCTCAACTATTTCCCGACGCCGCCCTGGGCCGCGCGCGCGATCGCATACCGGCTCAAGGATCTGGATCCGCAGGCGCGCACGATCTGGGAGCCCGCCTGCGGCGAGGGGCATTTTGCCGAGCCGCTGATCGAGGTGTTCGGCCGCGAACAGGTGATGTCGAGCGACATCTACGACTACGGCCACGGCTGGCTGCTCGATTTCCTGCGCGCCACGAAAAGTTACAACGACCGCGACTGGATCGTCACCAATCCGCCCTTCGCGATCGCCGGCGATTTCATCGAGCGTGGACTGGAGCTCGCGCGCCGCGGCGTGATCGTGCTCTGCCGCATCGCGTTTCTCGAAAGCGGGGGGCGCGAGAAGATGCTTTACGAAAGCGAACATCCGCTCACCTGCATCATGCCGTTCGTCGAGCGCGTGTCGATGCAGCTGGGATCGTGGGATCCCGATCTCTCGACGGCGAGCTGCTATGCCGCCTTCGTGTTCTTCAAGGGACAGGCGCCGCGCGCACACTGGCCTTTCCCGTCCGGCACCGAGCGCCGCTACACGCGCTTCGACGATGCCGCGCGTTTCGCCAACCCCGCACCCGTTCCGCTGTTCGAGAAGATGGCGCCCGGTGCGCTGTTCCAACCCAGTGAAAGGACAAGCCCATGACCTCTCCCGCCGGCGCACCCGCGCCCGTTCTTCCGTTCACGACCGGCTCGCCGGGCATGGACAGCCTCGTTCGCAGCGGCATCATCGCGCTTGCCGGCATCATCACCGGCGCAATGGTCGGCTGGCTCAATCGCGAAGGCTTCACCGATCCGAACCTGAGCCTCGTCGTCGGCACCGCGATCTTCGGCGTGCTGGCCGCCTTCGCCGGCGCGGCGTGGGGGTTCCTGCAGCAGAAGATGACCAGAAGCGCCGTCGTCGATCATGTGGTTGCGGCGGCGGCGTCGGGGCAGGTCTCCGCGGAGATCGTCAAGACCGCCAATCCGGCGCAACTCGCCCGCATTGTCGCGACCGGCACGGCGACAACGCCGGAAGCCGAGCGCGCGCTGTCCGACAAGCTCAACGGCTCGCAACTTCACCGCGCAAATTGACGCGCACAACAGGCGGGCTTCGCCCCGCAACCAAGGAGCATGACATGAAACCTTTCCGGATTGCCGGTCTCGCCATCCTCGCGCTGTGCGCGACGGTGGCGTTGAGCGGTTGCGAGACGCTCGGCGGCTGGCTCACCGGCGCGACCGGACCGGCGACGCCGCCGGTCGCCAACAGCGTCGACGCCGCGGGCCACATCGGCCAGGCGCTCATCACGCTCGGCGACGGCTATGTGAAGACGGCGGCGTGCAATCGCGCGTGTCGCGACGATGTCGCGGCCAAGAGCCACGAACTGCGCACCTATCTCGACAACGCGATCGACGCGCAAGCGGCCGGCAACAGCGCGCTCGTCGCCACCGCGCTCAAAGCCTTCAACGATCACTACGGATCGCTGTGGACCGTGCTGAAAGGCTACGGCGCCGCCGTGCCCTCCTGACCGGCGGCGCACGCGCTGCCGGATCCACGACTGACCGAAACCCTTTGGAGCAAACGACATGGACAATCCTGAAACTGACGGCGAACAGATCGGCGGCTCGACCGTGACCTCCGATCTCATCAAGCAGGGCCTGACCATCGCGGGAACGATCCTCGCGGCGCTGGTGCCGGGCGGCGCGATCGCCGGCGTCGCCATCGCCGACATCGTGCAGATGGGAAGCGCGGTGGTCGACGCAGAGCCCGCCGCTGTCGCCGCCTATGACGACATCAAGGCCGCGATCGACGGCGGCACGCCGCCGACGGCCGAACAGCTCGCCGCGCTCAAGGCCGCGATCGACCTGGCCGACGACACGCTGCAGGCCGATGTCGCCAAGCTCGATGCGGCGGAAGACGCCAAGAAATAGCGACCCCCCGGCGCCGCGCTGCTTCGTCGCGCGGCGTCAACTTCGGCCGGTGCGGAGAAATCCACGCCGGCCGCCTTTTTTTAGAGGGACCGTGCAAGGGCGTAGATGTTGGCGCAGGCGAGAATTCCGGGACGGTTCGGCGCGTTGCGCCAGCGCGCGCTCGAACACGGCATGGAAGCCGGCGCGATCATCGGCGAGCAGAACCGCCGGCGCATCGTGCGCGCGCTGGAGTCCGGCGAGCAGACCATCGCGGCGCTGATGACCGCCACGTTCCTGAGCGAAGGCTCGGTCCGGCGCGCGCTGTCGCGCCTGCTGCACACCGGCACGGTCGAACGCCGCATCGTCGGCCCGAAGAACACGACAGCGCCGGTGTACCGGCTGAAACCCACAGAGGATCCCGACATGGCAACTGACAAGCCAACGCCGCGCCTGAAACTCGCCGATGTCCCGCGCGCCGCCGCACTCGCCGAGGAACGCGCGCAGGTCGCGAAGTTCGCCGAGCCCGATGCCGAGACCGTCGCGATGTTCGAGCGCAACCTTCCGGGTCGCGTGGCGCAGCTGCTCGCCGGCAAGACCAACGGCGTCATCGCCGGCACAGCCAGGCGCGCACTTGACGCGATCGACCGCGAGCTGCGCGCGCTGAACGTCGAGCCGTGACGTGCGGCTGATCGAGATCCTCCGCGCCATCCTGGCGCGCGAGAAACCACGGAGTGAGAGCATGGGAAAGCAGAAAGCATCCGGCGGCGAGACATCATCCGCGCCAAAGAAACCGCGCAAGAAACGTGAGCCGAAGCCGGCGCGCGGCCAGACCCACGAAGAAGCGGTCAAGAAGCAGCACGCCTGCATCGACCAGGGCGAAGCTGAGGATTGATGCAGCCGGCGCGCGCACATGACATTTCCGTCGAGGCGATCGAGCACATGCTCGCGTCGCGGCTGGAAACGCTTGTGCGCGAGCTGCTGCCCGATGGCGAGCGGCGCGGCGCGGAATGGGTCGCGCTCAATCCCGGCCGTGCGGATGCACGGCTGGGCTCGCTGTCGGTGAACGTCCACACCGGACGCTGGGCGGATTTCGCGGCCGACAAGCGCGGCTCGCGCACCATGCCGTGTCTGTCGCTGGTCGCGACCTTTGCCACCGAGGGCCGCTGGAAGACGGAAGGCCCGTCGCGTCCCGGCGCGATCCGCTGGGCGCGGGACTGGCTGGGGCTGACCGACCGCAACGCGCCGCGCGCGCGCGTCCAGGCGATCGAGGAAGAAGCCGCAAAGGCGCTGGCGAAACGCACGAAGGAATTGAAGCTCGCCGCCGAGAAGAAACGCTGCGCCGCGCAGGCGATGTGGCTGGCGGCGAAACCTCTTGATGGTCACGATCCCGCGAGCCTCTATCTCGCCGCGCGCGGCATCGACGTGCATGCGCTGGGCGAGATCCCCGGCGCGCTGCGCTGGTCGCATGAGGTGCGCCACTACACGGCGCAAGACGAATACACCGACGAGACGGGGATGCTGGCCGCCATGCATCTGGAAGGCGCACCCAACGGGTTCGCCGCGGTGCATCGCACGTTCCTGCGCCAGGAGCGGGGCGGGCGGTGGTGGAAGGCGTTCGGCAAGGACAGCAAGACCATCCTCGGGCCGAAGGCCGGCGCCACCATCCGCCTCGCCAAGGGCTATAGCGCCAAGCCGCTGGCGCGCGCGCCGGAGGGCGAGCGCGTGCTGGTGAGCGAGGGCATCGAGAACGCGCTGTCGGCGGCGATCGTCATGCCGGCGGCCCGCGTGCTCGCGGCCGGCACCTTGGAGAACATCGCCAAGATCGCGCTGCCGAAGCAGATCGCGACCGTGGGCGTGTGCGCCGACAACGACAAGCCGGACGGCGAGGCCGCGCGCGCGCTCGATCGCGCCACCGAGCGCCTGGCCGAACGCGGCTACGACATCGAGATCCTGCGCGCGCCGCCGGGCTTCAAGGACTTCAACGCCGTGCTGATGGGAGAGAGACAAGCCGCGTGACCGACGCCGCCGACGACAAGGTTGTGCAGCTGCGCAAGGCGATCGAGACGCCGGCGAAGAAGGTGCGCGCCAAGCCGAAGGTCGAGAAGGAGAAGCCGGGCGGCGGATCTGGCGAGGGGCCACCGCCGAGCGATCCGCGCGGCAAGAAACCGCTGCGCCTGCCGCCGGACGCGCCGGTGAAGGCGCTGGGAAAGCTCGGCACCGATGCGTTCTATCTCGATTGCGACGGCCAGCTCATCAAGCTGGCGCCGACCGAGCACGGCCGCACCCACATCCTCACCCTGTTCGGCGGCAAGGAATATCTGGCCGAGATCTGGCCGGTGTGGAAGCAGGACAAGGACGGAGACTGGCACAAGACCGGCGATTTCAACCACGCCGACATCGCCCCGGTGCTGATCGGCTCGGCGCGCGACAAAGGCATCTGGGATCCTGCGCACAAGGTGCGCGGCTGCGGCGCATGGCTGGAAGATGACGGCACGCTGGTGATGCATTGCGGCGACAAGCTGGTGATGAACGTGCGCGGGCACTCCGTCACCACCGAGACCGGCGTGCGCGAGGATCTGCTCTATCCCAAGCGCGCGCCGTTGCCGCATCCCGAATTCAGCGGCGAGCCCGGCCCGCGCCTCTTCGACATGCTGCGCGAGTGGAACTGGGCGCGCGACGATGTCGACGCGGCGCTGGTGCAGGGCTGGATCCTGTGCGCGATGCTGGGCGCGGCGCAGCCGTGGCGGCCGGCGATCTGGATCACGGGCGGCAAGGGGCGCGGCAAGTCGACCGTGCAGAAGCTCATCAACTGGCTGTTCGGCGACGCGGGCATCATCCGCCCCGCCAACGCGACGCCGGCGTTCATCTACCAGACCATCGGCGATTCCTGCCTGCCGGTGTCACTCGACGAATTCGAGGCCAAGGCCGACAACGCCATACAGGAGCGCGTGCTGGAGCTCATGACGGTGGCGGCAAGCGGCGGCGAGGTCGGCCGCGGCGGCACCGAGAACAATCCCAAGACCTACAATCTGAGATCCTGCTTCCTGTTCGGCTCGATCAATGTGCAGGCGCTGTCGCCGCAGAACCGTTCGCGGCTGGCGATCTGCGAGCTCTTGCCGCTGAACGCGGCCGGCGACCAGGAGGAATTCGAGTTTGACGAGGATGCGCCGGAAGACGACGATGTCACGCTCGGCACGCGCGAGAGCTGGGCGCGCACCGGCAAGCAGCTGCGCGGCCGGCTTCTGGTGCAATGGCCGCGCTACATCAAGACTTTTCGGGCCTATCGCTTTTGTCTACTGCAGGTGGGCCACGACAAGCGCGCGGCCGAACAGTTCGGCGCGCTGGGCGCGGGCTACGACCTTTCGATGCACGACGATTTCAGCATGGAGCGCGCGAAGGAATGGGCCGCGCGCCTTCCGCCGGCGACGCTGTCGGAAACCACCGGCTATGAGGACAACGCGCGCGGCTGTCTCAATCATCTTTTGATGGCGACGCCCGACCTGGTGCGGCACGGCACGCGCGAGACGGTGAGCCACTACCTGCAGGAATCGCGCGCCGATCTCGACTGCAACGTCCATCGCAATGACGTGGAGTCCTCGGCGACGCGCGTGCTCGCCAAGCTCG